ACAGGTAATGCAAGCGCCGGCAACTTGAATACAGCAGGAGCAGTCGTAGCAAGTACATTGACTTCAAACGTAGCAACTGGTACTGCACCATTAACAGTTACATCAACGACTCGCGTAGCAAACTTGAACGTTGCTACAGCAGGCGTGTCAGATACAATTACTGTAACCACACAATCAAGTGGTAACGCATTCTTAGTATTAGGTAACGCAGTAACTGGTACTATTGCTGAAAGTGCTAACGCAGCATTCGTAGCAAACACAAGCAACGGCGCATTATATGCAACAACATTTGTCGGTGCAGTTTCAGGTGATATATCTGCTGGTACTAATGCTAATGCAAGTAACATATCAAGCGGTACGTTACCAGCTGCAAGATTAAGTGGCACATATACCATCACAGTATCAGGTGCAGCAACAACAGCAGGTACTGTAACAACAAATGCACAGCCAAACATCACAAGCACAGGTACATTAACGAGTCTAACAGTAAGTGGTAATATAACTGCGCAGTCAAGCGTAACAGTAACAAATAATGTCATACATTCAGTAGCGACAGGTATCAGCGCAGCAGGTTCTAACCAAGGTACGGCTACGGCATTGACTAAAGATATCAATGTGGTATCAACAGTAAGTGCAAGTCAGGGCGTAGTGTTACCGACTGCTGTAGCAGGTATGCGTATTGTTATCATGAATACTTCTTCAACTACCCTAAACGTTTATCCTGCAACAGGTGCCGCGATCAACGCAGGTGCAGCAAACGCAGCATATTCATTACCGGCTGGTGGAAGAATCGACTTCATAGCAACTACTACTTCCCAGTGGTACACATTGAGCGCAACATACGCTTAATAATTAAACAGGTCACGGTGTACTTTTGATAAGTACATCGTGACGAATGTTTTTTTACTAGAATATGAAGCCAGACTTAAAGCCTGGTACGATCTAAGAACTAATCTTACCAACTCCCCAATATCGATACAATGTATCGAAGTCGATAAATTCTGGCAACGTGTTCCTACACAAACATACTACCTACACACAGATTTTATTAAAGACTGGCCCACGCCATGGGAATTGATATTTGACAACATATATTGTCATTATGCCAAAGCGTTGGGTATGATTTATACCCTTTTACTATTGGGTACCAAAAATCTTGAACTTGTCCTAGCGAAAGACGATAATAGTAACGAAGTGGTATTAGTACTTGTGGACAACGCAAAATATGTGTTGAATTACTGGCCAGACACGGTAGTAAATAATCTCATCACAGATTTTCAGATTATCAAAACTTTTGATATAAGTCCATTGTACAACAAAATAGGTTAAAAATGAAATTAAACGTTATCAAACGCTCAGGCGCAGTAGAACCATTAGCCGTTGAAAAATGGCAAGCACAAGTAGCAAAAATATGTAAAGGTATCGCTGATGTAAGTCAGTCAATGATTGAGATCAAGGCACAGCCGCATTTTTATGATGGCATCACTACTAGAACAATCGATGAGATAACATTACGCGCCATTGTAGACCTCATTGACGTAGAACACAATCCGGATATCGGTCACACCAATTATCAGTACGTGGCTGGCAAACAACGTTTGTCAATGCTACGCAAAGATGTTTATGGAAGTTACCAGCCCCCACATCTATATCAGATCGTGAAGAAGAATGTAGAAAGTGGTCTTTATACAAGTGACTTACTAGATTGGTATACTGAAGACGATTGGAATAAGATGGAAGAGTTCATCGATCATGAGAAAGATGAACAGTATTCCTATGCCGCCATTGAACAATTGATTGAGAAATATCTTGTTCGCAATCGTGCTACTAAAGAGATTTATGAGACTCCCCAAGTTCGTTATATGATCGCGGCAGCGACTGTGATGCATAACGAAGATAAGGCTCACCGTTTAAAATATGTAAAGGAATATTATAATGCGGCTAGTGATGGCCTTTTTACTTTGGCTACCCCTGTTTTGGCTGGGCTTGGTACTCCTACCAAGCAATTTTCTAGTTGTGTCCTTATACGCTCTGATGATGACCTTGATAGCATCTTTGCTTCTGGTGAAATGATGGCGAAATATGCTAGCAAACGTGCTGGCATTGGTTTAGAGATAGGTAGATTGCGCCCGTTAGGTAGTCCTATTCGCGGCGGCGAAGTTATGCACACGGGAATGATACCTTTCTTGAAGAAGTGGTTCGGCGATTTACGCAGTTGTTCACAAGGAGGTATTAGAAATGCAAGTGCTACAGTATTTTATCCCATTTGGCATTATCAGTTTGATGATCTTATTGTTCTTAAAAACAATCAGGGAACCGAAGAAACCCGAGTCCGTCATATGGATTATGGGGTTGTGCTTAACAGTTTCTTCTGGAGACGATTCAAGAATAGAGAAAACATAACATTTTTTGACCCCAACGAAGTTCCAGACTTATACGAGGCGTTCTATGCAGATTGCGCGAAGTTTGAAGAACTTTACGTCAAATACGAGAAGCGTAAAGATTTACGCAAAAAAATCATGAATGCTGAAGATGTGTTCAAGGGTGGTATATTAAAAGAGAGAACTGACACAGGCCGTATATATTTGGTCTTCATCGATAACGTGATGAATCAGGGTCCTTTCGATCCAGAATACCATACAATCTATCAATCGAACTTATGTTGTGAAATATTATTACCTACTCGACCTTTTAAACGTTTGGATGATGATTCCGGTCGCATTGCATTATGTACACTCGGCAGTATTAACTGGGGGTCGTTTCGCAATCCAGAAGACATGCGTAGGGCTTGCCGTATTCTTCAGCGCAGCCTCTGTAACATACTTGACTATCAAGATTTTCTAAGCATACAAAGTAAACTCAGCAATGATGAGATTCAACCATTAGGTATCGGCGTAACAAATCTAGCATACTGGCATGCCAAGCGTGGATTGAAATATGGTGAGAAGGACGCATTACAAGAAGTAAAGAGTTGGATGGAGCATCAGGCATACTATCTAACTGAAGCAACAGTTGAACTTGCAAAAGAACGTGGCAAGTGTGTTGATAGTGATAAGACACGTTATGGTCAGGGTATCTTCCCCTGGGAACTACGTGCTAAGGGTGTCAATGAACTTGCTAACTTTAAACCTGAACTTGACTGGGAACCACTCCGACAAGAGATGAAACAATATGGTGTAAGAAATGCTACATTGATGGCAATCGCCCCTGTAGAAAGTTCAAGCGTAGTAATCAACAGCACGAACGGCATTGAGTTGCCTATGTCATTGATTAGCGTCAAAGAAAGCAAGGCAGGTAGTTTCACGCAAGTCGTGCCAGAATATCAGAAACTAAAAAATAAATATCAATTGATGTGGGAACAGAAAGATTGCATCGGTTATATAAAAACCGCAGCAGTCTTGGCAGCGTATGTAGATCAAAGTATTAGTACTAATACTTTCTACAATCCTGCACATTTTGCTGATCGCAAAGTTCCAACCACATTGATCGCTAAGAATCTCATGCTTGCTCATATGTATGGGCTCAAGACATTCTATTATAGTTTGATTAACAAGGCTGGTGCTAAAGCGACTGAAGAAAAAGCAGTAGTACAAGAAGTAGTGCAACAAAATACCGCAGACGATGACTGCGAATCATGTAAACTTTAAGAAAGGATTATGAAATGGCCTATAGCGCACAAGTAGTAGATCATTATGAAAATCCACGTAACGTGGGTAGTTTTAACAAGGAAGATACTGATGTAGGCACTGGCATGGTCGGAGCCCCTGCATGCGGTGATGTGATGAAATTGCAGATCAAAGTAAATGATGGTATCATCACAGACGCAAAGTTTAAGACATATGGCTGTGGCTCAGCCATCGCTAGCAGCTCGTTGGTTACTGAATGGGTAAAAGGTAAGACGCTTGAAGAAGCGGGCACCATTAAGAACACGCATATCGCTGAAGAATTAGCATTACCTCCTGTGAAGATTCATTGTTCTATCTTAGCAGAAGATGCAATCAAGGCTGCGATAGCAGATTATGTAGGAAAAGAGGCCGCACGTTGTGCATGTAGTCCTGTATGAAGATAGCGGTATACGGTGACAGTTATTCTGTAGCGAATTGGCAATGCGATAAGATCGCATGGTATAACATACTTGCCGAGAAATTAGGCGGTACTGTCTATGATGAAAAGGGATTGATTCGCGCCGGCATCGGCGCCGGCGGTAGACCAGTCTTTTTGAGTTATAAGAATTTTTTGAAGTATCATAAAAATTATGATTTCAATATATTTGTTGTGGGAGATCCTTATAGATATACCAAACAATATAGTTTGAATAATCATGAATTTTATGCGACAAATCTTAATACAGTAGATTATCTGTTAGCACAGGGTGAGATAGACAAAAAAGAAGCAGAATATTTGACAGGATGGTTTTTAAAAACTGATTATGATTTTTTAAATACTGCACATGAATTGATGCTTCAAGATATTGAGAGACATGATCCTAAGGTGCTTATGATACCTAGTCATAGAAAAGGAACCGCGATAGATGGCACTATAGGAAGTTTTAATGAAGAAAGAATGAAACGTCTTAATATGGATTTTGGACTTACTGATCTAGTGAGAACGCAACTTGATTGTTTAGGAGCGGCGCCGGATTGGTATTGGAAGACAGAGAATCCAGAAAGGATATGTTGTCATTTCACAGAAGAAACAAATGCGTGGTTAGCGAACGAATTATTTGACTATATAAAGCACAATAAAAAGTTAGAGTTACCGAAATATATACATCACACAAAGGATTACAAGTATTATTATGAGTAAAGAACAATACAATTTAAAAACAAAAACAAACTATCTTTCCAGAAAGATGTTCTTGGATCCAGAAGGTCCGGTAACTATCCAGCGTTTTGAAGAAGTCAAATATAACAAGATTCAAAAGATAGAACAGACTGCTAGAGGTTTCTTTTGGGTTCCAGAAGAAGTCAGCCTCACCAAAGATGCCAATGACTTTAAAGATGCAACTGACGCAGTAAAGCATATCTTTACTAGCAACTTATTGCGCCAGACCGCGCTTGACAGTTTGCAAGGTCGTGGACCCAGTCAAATATTCACTCCAGTCGTTAGCCTACCCGAGTTAGAAGCATTGATCTATAACTGGACATTCTTTGAGACTAACATTCACAGTCGCAGTTATAGCCACATCATTCGTAACATCTATAATGTACCCAAGGATGTGTTCAACAGTATTCATGATACAAAAGAAATAGTTGATATGGCAAGCAGCGTGGGCAAGTACTATGATGATTTGCATATCATGAATTGCGCCAAAGAAGTAGGGAGAAAAGTAGATGAACATGATCATATCAAAGCGATATGGTTAGCATTGAATGCAAGTTATGCGTTGGAAGCATTCCGTTTCATGGTATCGTTCGCCACTAGCCTTGCTATGGTCGAGAATAAGATATTCATCGGTAACGGTAACATCATCAGCCTCATCTTACAAGATGAGTTATTACATAAAGAATGGACTGGATGGATCATCAATCAAGTAGTTAAAGAAGATCCAAGATTCGCAAAAGCAAAAGAAGAGTGCGAACAAGAAGTCTATGCTATGTATATGGATGTGATTCGTGAAGAGAAAGAATGGGCAGATTATCTATTCAAGAAAGGTAGCGTGATCGGTCTAAACGCAAATATATTGAAAGACTTTGTTGACTACACAGCCAATACTGCACTAAAAGAGATCAGTATTAAGTATAATAACCCGGCACCCAAAACCACACCTATACCGTGGTTCAATAAGCACAGCGAGACTAGCAAAAAGCAAACTGCATTGCAGGAAAATGAGAGCACCAACTATGTCATTGGTGTGATGAGCGATCAATTAAATTACGACGACCTGCCCTCGCTATAATTAGATATAACAAGGAGAAAAATATGAAGGCTTTAATTTGGAGCAAGGATATGTGCCCTTATTGCGACCGTGCCAAAGCACTATTGAAGCAAAAGGGTATTGAGTTTGAAGAGCGCAAGATTGGAAGTGGTTGGACAAAAGAGCAGTTGCTTGAAAGTGTACCAACAGCACGTACTGTACCGCAGATATTTTTAGACGGCGTACATGTAGGTGGGTTTGATGATTTAAAGGCTAAATTTGACAAAGAGGCACAACAATGAATATTGAGACAGGACAGATTTACAGTTTTAAACTAAACAGCGGCGAAGAATTAGTCGCTAAACTACAAAAGATCGAAGAAGGTCATTATATGATCAGCGACCCTGTTAGCATTGGACCTAATCCAAATGGGGGTCTAGGACTAGTACCTAGCATGTTTACCGTAAATATGCACTCAAATGTGAGACTAAATACTAATAGTGTCGCATTAGTGGCAGACACCGATGAGACTGTAAAGACGAAGTATATCGAAGCCACTACAGGAATCAAAGTTCCTGACAAGAAAGTAATATTAGGATAATAAATGCCAGCATTGAGTCGTAAGGGTGACAAGAATACTACAGGGGGAAAGATTGTAAGAGGCGCAAGCACGGTCTTCTGCAATGGTATTCCTGTAGGTTTGCATACTAGCAAGATAACCCCTCACGATCCAAAGAAAAACAAAAAGCCGCATTGTGATGCTCAGACTACAGAAGGTAGTCCTACCGTGTTCGCTGATGGTGATCCAGTACTAAGAGTAGGTAGCGGCAATACGTGCGGCCATAAAATCGTTCAAGGTAGCGATAACGTGTTTGCTGAGTAAACGCCATGGCAGATACAGGTAAACAAAGCCCGTTAGGCGTAAATATAATAGGATCATTGTTACAGAATCAAGGATTCTGGATTAATCCTACCGCACAGAGTTATATGGGTAAAAACAAACTCACAGATCCTGCTGTGGGTAGCCCCGAAGATTACGAGTTTGGTAAAATCTGTGAGAATACATGTCTTAAGTGGCTAACATGGTCTATACATGACGGCTTTCAAAGAGGTGCACCTAGATATCCATTAGGTGCAGATCATCCTGTTAAAGCATTAGCAGGTCAAATTTTTTCTCCTCCTGGATTTTATACACTCTATACGACAACATATAACAACTTAGTCACTATAGGTCAAAGCCGCATACCGGCATTAGGTAATACGCCTCCTGCTACATGGGAAACAAGTGATCCTAGTGGTGTATGGAAAAACACACATCCTAATTATTATTCAAATAATCAAGCAGGATCTCCTGCTACTAGCGGATACCCTTACTGGAGCTGGGACGATCCTCCTGCTGAAGTAGGCGGCGATGTTCCTGATCCTACTTATAGAAGAGATCGTAGTTACGTCACAGAGGGACAGCAAGCAAGTTGGTATCCTTTCTTATGTTCAGTAGACGGAAACACAAAAGCAGTACCTAACCGTGCGATAACAATGTGGGGTTGGGTAAGATGTATCGCATTGCAGGCATGGCAAGATTATAATTTTGCTAATGAATTTAGAAACGTCGATCCACCAGAATATAGATTTTTCTGCGATAGTTTTAATTCATATTATGGTTATATGAATTACATCAACGATGCTATCTATGCCATAGAAGATAGTAAGACATTCTTGAAAGGCACATATAGCAATCAAGACGATTTGATCAGCGCAGACGTATCAGGTGTATCACTTTCTGCTAGATCGTTTGGAC